TAAAAACATTACTATTAGAAAATAATTGGCCTAGTTTGCTTTTAGATGACAAGCATACTTGGTATCATGGTCGCACAGTTGATAGTGAAGTTTTTTCATATGATTATCTTGGTGGAAAAGATGCGCTCAATCAAGAAGGACCGGGATTTTATTTTACAAATAGTTTTGAAAATGCAAAAAGATATGCATCTCCGAATGGCGTTATATTAAAATGCAAAATTAATTATAAAAAAATAATTGTTAAAGGTAATATATCAAATACAAAAACCAATAAAAAAATAATTGTAGATTTAATCAATAATAGTCCAGATAAAGATTATACTTTAGAAAACTTTGATGAAAATCCTAAATTAGCAATGATTAAGGCTGTTAATGTATATTTAAATCATGATGATGCACATGATGCATATCAATTAGTTGCCAATGATTTTTATAAAAATCATCCAAAAGAATACTTGCAGATATTGTCAAAATATTATGACGCACAACTTACAAAACTTGACAATACATACTATGGCGGCACAATATATCATTTGATTGTTTACAATCCATCATTAATTACAGTTATTGATAAATTTAAACTATGAGTCTTCCGTTTAAAGAGACATCACTGGGAAACAATCAGTATATAAGAGAGTTTGCCGCTGATACAAATCGTGATGTTGTAGAAGAATGGCATCGGGATCGTGAAGATCGTATTGTTGAAGTAATTGAAAATACAGATTGGTTGTTTCAAATGGACAATGAATTACCAATTTTATTAAAAGAAAAATTATATATTCCCAAAGAAAATTATCATAGAGTAATTATGGGAAAAGGCAAATTAATTGTTAAGATAACCAAGCTTTAAAACTATTTATAACATATGGCAAATGCAAAATACTTATATTTGATGGTTAAAACACATCAATTTACTGGACTGAAATACTTGTGCAAACGAGTAACTACCAGTGATAGTAAAGCCATTTCTTATAAAGGTTCTGGTAAATACTGGAAAAATCATTTAAAAGTACATGGAAAACAAATAAATACAGAAATACTTGCTAAGTATGAATTAAACAAAATTAATGAATTTAGCCAATTATGTATAGAATATAGTAATAAATTTGATATTGTTAAAAGTAACGAATGGGCAAATTTAATCGAAGAAAATGGATTGATGGGAGCTGTGATCGGTGAGAATAATCCAAGTAAAAACCATGAAATTAATTTAAAAAAGTCAAATACTCTTCGTGGAAAATATTGCGGAGAAAATGGTCTTTTTTACGGTAGAAAGCATACTGAAGAAACAAAACGTAAAATGAGTGAAGCAAACAAAGGAGATAATAATGTGATGCGTAAAAGACCGGATATTTTAGCTAAAATGATAGCAACTAAAAACACAATTGAATATAAAAATAAGTCTTCTTTAAGAGCTATTGAAATTAATAGTAGACCCGAAGTAAAAGAAAAAATCAGACTGTCTAAACTAGGAAATAATAACCCGTGCGCGGACAAAAATATTTATAAATTAAAAAATATAATTTCTGGAGATATTTTAGAAGGAACTAGAATTCAAATAAAAGATGCAATGAATAAATTAGAAAATGATAATATAAAAAAATTGTCATTAGATGATATTGGATATTTTTTCAGAAAAACAAAAAATATTACAAAAGTGAAAGGATGGATTAAATTATGAGTGGACCTGCCGCAACGGATTCTGATCGTGTAAGATGGCCGGGTTCAGGCTCGGCAGTAAACACTGGTAGTGTTCCGTATGGATTTTATCTAAACGAAAGTGCAACTACCGGCAGTGTTGGTTATTTTGAATATGATTGTCAAGCTGCTGCCGGTTGGGCAGCAAAGCGTTTGGGCTATCCAATTGTAGATATTGAAATGATCGATGTCAATTTCTATGCATGTTTTGAAGAAGCTGTAAGTGAATATGGTGCTCAAGTAAATCAATTCAACATTCGTAACAACATGTTGAATTTACAAGGAATGCCAGTTTCAAATGCACCCAACATTACAGGTCTAAATGTCAAAGGAAGTGCATTGCCATTTATTGTTGAATTATCAAAACAATATGGTAGCGAAGTTGGCGTTGGTGGATATGTAGAAGCAAAAAAATATGGAATTGCAGTTTCAAGCAGTGTTCAAACATATGATTTGCAAGCATTAATTGGAACCGCAGTTGAAAGCGGAAGCCGTGTTGAAATTCGCAGAGTATTTCACGGTCCACCACCAGCATTTGCACGTATTTATGATCCATTCAGCATGACTGGTATGAGTTATAGTAACGTATTAAATGAAATGGGATTTGCCGGTTATAGTCCTGCTACACAATTTTTAATGACACCAATCTTTGAAGATTTGCTTCGCGGTCAAGCAATTGAATTCAATGACATGGTACGTAAAAGCGGATATAGTTTTGAAATTATTAATAACAAATTAAAATTATTTCCTATTCCAACATATGATCATACAGTTTATGTAGAATATGTTGTAGAAAAAGATAAATATAGTACGGCATCGTTGTTTAGTAGTGGAAGTAATTATGATGTTGTAAGCGATTATAGCAACGCTCCATATCAAAATGTTGTATATAAGAGCATAAATGCCGTTGGTAAACAATGGATACGAAAATATTTCTTGGCACTATGCAAAGAAACACTTGGTAGAATTTTGCAAAAATATACAACAGTACCAATTCCGGGTGGCGAAGTTACTTTGGATGGTGCTGAATTACGTAGTGAAGCAACTGCTGAAAAAGAAGTTTTAATGACTCAATTGAGAGAAAATCTTGAAGCCAGTGGACGTGCCGCACAAATGGATGCCAAAGCAAATGAAGCTGATAAAATTCAAGAAACGCTTCGTAAAACCCCATTATTAATTTATATTGGATAATCTATGAGTTTATTTGGACGCTATTTCAGTGAACGTGATCTACGATTGATCAATTCTGTAAATGCAGAATTGACGCGAGATATTATTCAAACTTTGATTGTTTGTTTTAAAATTGCAGGCAGTGTTACCAAGACAAACATGTATGGTGAAAGCAGTCCTAGTGAAGGCAAGTCGTTTTATGATGGCATCGAATTGGTAGCATTGATTGAACGAAGCGATCCAACAACAGACGATGAAGGATTTGGTCCTGATCGTGATCAAAGTGTTGTTTTCAAATTGAGAGAAAATACATGTGCTGATGCAAATTATTTTCCTGAAGTTGGTGATTTAATTTTATTTAATAATCGTTATCACGAAATTAACAATGTTGTTCAAGAACAATTCTTGGGCGGACAAAGTGATAAGAGTCATAGTTTTATTTGTAATACTCATTATAGTCGTTTGAGCAAACTTAACATCGTTGAAAGACAATAATTATGTCATGGCGTGGTAATACATCAAATCCAGTACCTTCGAATGTCGATGAAACGAAGAAGAATCCTTATTTTACAAATCAAGAAAATAAGGCAATGGATGTTCGTAGAGATAAAGATACACGAAAAAATTTTACAGTTACTTTAATTGATATTGATAATTCATTGATGGAATATTTACAAAATGTAATCAATCCAACAGTTGTAGATGCTGGTTCCAATATCAAAGTGCCTATATTATACGGTAATCCTGAAAGATGGAAGGCTATTCAAAATGACGGATATTATCGTGATATAAATGGAAAAATTCAATTACCAGCAATAATGTTCAAGCGTAGTTCATTTAGTAAAAACGAAAATTTACAAACGTTTAATCGTTATTTGACATATCCTGTGATGACTAAATTCAGTGAAAAAAATCAATATACGAAATTTAGTTTGTTGAACGATACAGTTGCTCCAGTTAATCAAATACATGCTGTAACACTACCAGATCATGTAAAAGTTGAATATGAGTTCATGATTTGGACAGAATATGTGGAGCAAATGAATAGTATTTTGGAAAAGATTAATTTTGCCAGCGAAGATTATTGGGGCGATCCACAACGATTTAAATTTCGTGTAACTATAAATGATTATAGTCATACTACCGAAGTTTCTAACGATAAAGATCGTATGGTTCGCACATCTTTTACATTGAGTTTGTTTGCATATTTGTTGCCAGAAAGTTTTGAAGACCGCAAATCAACAGTTCAAAAACTATTGACTCCTAAGAAAATTAGTATAACTGGTGAAATTGTAAACAATGCACAGATGAATGCTGTTAATAAAAATGTTTCCAATTATTCAGCAAACAATCCAGCAAATCCATATGAACTGAGAGACAATATAATAGTAGACAAGGGTTCTACTTGGAAAACTCCAAAACCAGCAATAATAAGCGAGGTTTCTAACGTCGATGGTATTGAAATTATCGAAAAAATAAGACAGAGTTATACTGCATTAATAAATTCATCAACAGTAGGAAAAATAAGTATTTGGCACGATCCTCCGGATACTGCAAATTCATATGGAGAAGAAGGATGGATGGCATACGACGGAGATTATCATTATATATATGTAGGTGGACGATGGAGAAGACAAGCAATTGCGGACTATGAATAATATTTATTTTTTATTTAACAATACTATTTATATTTATATTTATATACATAAACACGTTTAATATAATATGCCATATCCAAACACAACAGCGTCTGTCATAGTAATTTCACAAACAAGTGGAAGTGCTGTTGCCGGGCAATATCCATTTGTTGAAAGACAAATAAGTGGCAGCAATTTGTTTTTAGTTACAGATTCAAGCGGAAATTTGACAGGAAGTACAAGTATTCCGGGAGGAAGTTTTACTAATTTAACAATAACAGGTGCATTAACAGCAAGTGTAATTAGTGCAAGCACTGCGATTACAAGTGCGGCAGCTACATTTACTGGTGCCGTGACTATGAGTTCGACTCTAAGTGCTAGTGGTGGAATTACGGCTAGTGCTATTCAAGATGCAGGAACACTGACTGTCGTTGGTACGAGCACATTGGGTACAACAAATATTACAGGTTTGTTGAGTGCAAGTGGAAACGTTACTGCAAGTAACATTTTTGATGCTGGTACATTGGTTGTGTTGGGAACTAGTACTCTTGCAACATTGAGTGCAAGTAATATCAGTGCAAGTACTATAAGTGCAAGCGCAACATTTTCTAATACTGGTACTGTTAGTGGACAATTTACGGTTGGAACAGGTATAACAACAAATTCGTTGACTGCTAGTGGTATAATAAGCGCAAGTTCGGGAATTACAGCAAGTTCTATAAATGTAATAAATAGTATTGTTGATGGAGGAACACTGACCGTATTAGGAAATACTATATTGGGCGATCAAACAAGTGATATTGTTCGCATTACCGGTAGTTTAAATCAAAGTGGTAGTTATTTTATATTGGGTGCAATAACAGCAAGCGGAAATATAAGTGCAAGTGGAGCAATAGTAGCATCATCATTTACAGGTAGTTTTAGTGGTAGTATTGGAAATGCGGTGTTGGCATCAACAGCAAGCACAGTCACTGTTACTGATACACCGTCAGGTGTGGGTCCATATTATATCACATTTGTTGACGGTACATCTGGTGCAAGAGCGGTTAGAACTGATAGCACAACATTAACGTGGAATGCTACAACTGCTACATTGAGTAGCAGCGGTAATTTAATAGGAAACGTATTGATTGCTGGCAATTCGATTACTAGCAGCAATGGTGGATTGTTAATTAATAATTTATCTGGTCCAAATGCAATTACAATAAATTCAACAGCAGGTGGTGTTAATTCTCTTATTAGTCACAGCGGAAGTAGTGGTGATGCATTGATTATTTCGTCAACTGGTCCATTGAATCTCACAAGTAGTGTTGTAAATGTTGATATAACAACACAATCTACAACTTGGAGTGACGGTGCTGTTGTGGTTGATGGCGGTGTAGGTATTGGAAAAAATCTTAATATATCGGGTTCTACAAGAACATTGGAAAATGTATATGTAGGCAAAAACTTAGTAGTTACTGGTAGCACTACATTGTATGGAGATTTAACAATATATGGTAGCGGTTCGATAGTAAACATAAGCAGCAGCACGGTAATTATAGGTGATAATAGAATTCAATTAAATGCGTTTTCTCCGGGAGGTACAAATCAACGTTATGCTGGTATAGATGTTGTGGATACTGGTAGTTCTAATAACGTTACAAGTAGTTTGTTGTGGGATGGATTGAATAATTACTGGTTATTAACCAACAATCAAAGCGGCAGTCCGATTGTTTCAAGTAGCGCAATTATATTGCAAGGACCAACAGGAAGTTTTGGTTCTGAAAATTTATTGACTGTAAATAACTTCTTAAAAACTCAGACCGAATCTGGTAATTTGATTACTTCTAGTTTGAGTGAAGTTGCAGGCGTATTAAAATATGAAGGAACAATAAGTGGTAGTTCATTAACTATAGGATCTTCAATAACTGCTGGTACAGGATCGTTTACTAATTTGACGGTCGTCACAGGTAGCTCTCCGGGTGTTGGTACTCAGGTTCCTGCGCATCCAACATCTAGTGGATTGCCGGGACAAATTGAAGTAGATAATAACTTTATTTACGTTTATACCAACAATACATGGAAACGTGTACCTCTAAGCGTTTGGTCTCTATAAAAAATATAACTTATAATGAACAAACCCGATTATAAATTATACAATCGGGTTTTCTTATTTTTGCGATATTTATAATCATATCTATTTAAAGTATGCCTATTGGATCAACAGTTGTTTATAATGCAGGTGATCTTATTCTATCAACAGTAAG